TCTTGAACTCATTCATATTAACAGTCTTAACTGTCTTGTTAATATGGTACATTTCTTCCATCATGTCAATGCCTTTTGCTGGTACATATTTAAAGCTACCATTTGCTTTATTAACTACCCACCAACCACCAGCTTTAAGACCTGATGCTGTAGCATATCCTGCAAGTTGACCTACATAACCAAACGAGTCATGTGCTTTTAACGTAGCAAAGTCTTTGAACTTATTTCTATAGGACCAATCAGATGCAGATTTAATATCATCTACAGCACCATCAATCTCTATATCGTAAGTACCTTTGATCTTAGTATCTTGTTCAGGTAGGTCTAGCTCTACTGTATCAGCATCTCCATACTCTACCTTTGCTTCTGTTAATAGTCCTTTGAATACTGCCTCTACTATATCTCCTAACATCATGTTCATTACAAAGTTACTGGGTAGGGGCTGTGCTTTCTCAGGTTGGTTCTTTTGAAACCAGAGTTGGCAAGAGGGTCTGCCTATATTAGACATCCTCAAGCCGAACTCACCACGCTTGTTGCCCCCACCAAACTGACGAGCTAGTGCGTCCATGACATCCTTACCGATACGTTGTATTGTATCTTCAGATAATACAGCCTTACCGTTGGCCGCATCTGTCATGTACTGCGCTAGTGCCAGTTCAGCAGGATGATTCATTACGCTACTGCTTCATCTTCAAGGTCAACAAACTCATTCACTAAGTCTGCATCATCAGCAGACATCTTACGCTTGGACTTATCATTCCAAGTAGTAGCTATATACTCATTATAACTATCTACCCACTCCATAAAGTCAGCGAAAGTAGACTGATCGTCTGATGTCAGGGCAATAGTACTGTCCATATCAACAGATACTTCTGGTATGTAGAAGCTACTACCATTTGGCAATGGCTTTTCTTCTGTGCCGATAGTAAGCACATGTGAGATAGGTAGTAATCTCTGCTTATTAAAAGCGTTGTATGTGTCACCTAGTATTTTAAAGGCATCACGATTATCTATCTCCCATATGAAAGGTGTAGTACCTACCTTAGTTTCTGTGCCTGATTCATCTATAGGATCAACGAGATCAGCTAAACCAAACACAACACGTGTGCGCTTGATCTGTCTGATCAGATCCTGTTGTGCAGTAGGTAGTGCCTTGAAGTCTTTGATCCAACCACTAGGCTTACCACAGTTGAACCCACCATCATTGTCTTTGAGATCGACATACAAGGACTCACCCATGACAGTCTTGACAAAGCGATTAGGTACATTGCCTGAACCTTTAATGAAACGCTTGTACATAAAGCGTTGTAAGAATGTACGTATCTTAATCTGTGGTGCGTACACAGTGCTACTGTCTGGTACTTCTAACTTGAAGTGTCCACCTGACACCACTTCCATGTTTACCTTCTTACCTTTTAGTTCAGTCTCACCCATGATGGCTGAATGAGAGATACGTAGTCTAGCTAGATTGCTAGTCTGCTTACTCTTGTTACCAGCATCTGCTGTGATGCCCATTGCTTTAGCCATTTCGTCATAGTTGTTTGTATCTACAGTTGTTATCGACATGTGTTATTCTCCTCACATAGTTTTTCAAAAGAGCATAGTTATACTACGCAACGTCCTTAATGTCAAGCCAATTATTACCTATTTTAGATTCTAATAATAAAGGTACATTAATACTTATACCAAAGTGGTGATGTATATGTAAGTTCATATTAATATTACAATCCTCAATAGCCCATAAGACATGATCTTCTTCTTCTGGATGTACGTCAATGACAATACTATCGTGTACTGTGTTGACAATACAGGACTTTTTACCTTTCAATAAAGTCTCTATCCATAGTAATGCTACAGGTACAATGTCTGCTGTAGCAAATGATTGCACAGGATAGTTCTTGATCTGTGTAAAGTAACTGATCCTACCACGTGCATTTCTCTGCACATCAGGAAAAGAAAACTCCCTACCTGATGGTGTTGTAATCTTGCCTGTGTTAAGTGCTTCTTTGGCAAGAGTGTCATGCCAGTTAGCTATACCCTTGTACTTCTCATTGAAGTGGGTGTAGTAGGTAGCTTCTGCTTTAGATCTACCATATCCACTAGCCCCGTATAGAGGAGCAAAGGTATGTGCTTTGGCATCTTGTCTGGACATAACCTGCCCAGCATCTGAGATGATCTTAGCTGTGTAGGAATGCACATCAAAACCATCTGTTACTTCCCTGATAGCTACAGGATCTTGAGATAGGTACGCAGCTACGCGAAACTCTAGCTGTGCAAAGTCAGCTTCAAGTATCTTGCCTCCATTGAACCTCGATACGAATACACGCTTAACCGGGAACGTACCTCCACGTGGCATGTTCTGCATGTTAGGCTCTTTCCCACTTAGCCTACCAGTAGATGTCATGTGTTGGTTCAGTCTTACGTGTAACTTACCATCAGCTTTCACATTGTTAGCTATCCCACCAACGAATGAGGATAGATAAGTATCCAATGCAGATAGCCTTTGTACCTTCTCAAGAAACTCTAGTGCATCAGTCATGCCTTTAGTTCTCGCTGAGTTTGCTAGTAGCTCTAGGTTCTTTCTGTTAGTAGAGAACCCATTAGCTGTAGCCCACTTAGCATTGGGAGCATTAAACTTTAAACCACCAACAATACTAGTAGGAATAACATGATACCCATTGCCATCACACGAGTTACACTTTGACAGTTTGGCGTATGGTGTTCCATCCTTTTTCTCCTTTCTTATTTTACCTGACCCATAGCAATCGGCACACCGCTTTACATGTGACTTGTACACTATGTCAGTTTCTTCCCTGACCAGTTGTTTAAAAGCAGTCTGCCCCATATATGGATCGAACTTATTTATCCAGACTGTTTTATCTACAGGCTTACGACTGTATATCAGAGTGGATAGTTGTTCTGGACTGCTTAAGTTTAATGGTACATCCCCCATTAATTCCCTTACTTTAGTTTCTAAGTATGATAATACCTCCTTTCTTTCTTCTTCAAATGCAATACGTACACCTTCCAGTGCAGTAATGTCTACGTTAAAACCTCTCGTATAGATCTTAGCTAATGCAATAACCATCTGATTAGTTAGCTGCACTACATTGTGCATACCACTAGCATCTGTACCCACTAGCTTGACACGTAGCTCATGTGCCAGTTGTTGTGTTGCATGTAGGTCAGCACTTAGATACTCAGCTAACTCAGCATGTGGTACGTCACGTACTGATACACCCTGCTTGAGATAAGCTTTGAGAGTGTCCTGTTTCTGTGTATCCAGATCGTAGCGTTGAGCACATGCTTCCAATGACAAAGGTTGCTTGACACCACGTAGTATCAGATACTCCATCATCATTGTGTCAAACACTGCTCCATTGTAGGTAAAGCCTGACTCCCATAACCACACTAAGTCATGGCCTATATTGTGACCAATCAGTACAGTAGCCTGATCTAGCTTGCTCTGTACAATAGCATGACCATTAGGAGTAGCCTCTACTTCACTGTGATCAAACGTAACGATGTCTTCATTGCCCTGATCATCGAGCATACCCACCATAACAAGTGTGTTCTCTGGCTCGAAAGGATCTAGCTGTAGCTTACCTTCACGTTTGATTACTGTGTTTTCTACATCAAGAGTCAGTTTCACTTTTCTCTCCTTTAGGAATTTCTACGAAGTTAAAGTTAGAACTAAACGATCTGCGCTCACCTTTAGTATAGAAAGGATACACACAATGGAACAACTCACTAGGGAATACATAGAAGTCTCCTACTTGTGGTTTTACCATAAAGTTTGTAGCACTGTAGCTACCTGCACTACCAGATATAAACTGTATGTGTCCATGAGAAGGATGATGATCTTTGTAGTCCTCTTCCCATTCTTTCTCGATACCTTCAGGCAGTTTAAGATACCCAACACAGGACATACGACATCCTGTATGTAGGTGTACTGGATTGTACTCGTGTTGAAACTGCCTGACTAACCAGCCAGATACGAACTGCATACTGTACTCAAAGTTATCTGTATTTAATCTGTTTCTACCATATGAGTTTCGTATAGTAGCTGTCTGATTGTACCTGCCTATAAAGTCTTTGACTTCATTCAAGAACAAGTCTCTCATTGCTTCATTGAAGTGTAGCTCCTGACCTACCTTACCTACCAGATTATCTGAGTAGTCTTGTAGATCAGGTTCTTCTTCATAGAAACTATTCATGTTCTTTACAAACTCAGGACTTAGTTTCTTGTAGCCCATGACAGGACCAAATGGAAAGAAGATCTGCTCATCTGCATCCTTCTTAGGTGTGAATATATTAACCATGTTTAACCTCCTTACGCTGAAAACAATGCTGTCTTATAATCAAACTCACAAGTTACCATACCATGCCAACCTGTCAACTTATTTTTCGCAATGTTAATATGTCTCTGTGTGTCTTCCTCAGTCTGGTTCTCTGTTGGTGGGTTCCTTGCAATCAGGAGCATGAGGTCAGCTTCAGCTGCCTTGCCTGTCTTGGAACCTTCCATCATAGATTGATTGAGTACTACTCTACCTTCAGCTTCAGCAGATAACTGTGACATATAGAACACAGCACACTCCTGTTGCTTTGCTATCTGTCTAGCGTACATGACATTCTGTTTGAGTGTCTCATGTATACTGGCAGAGTTAGCTGTGGATGTAAACTTGTCACCCATATCTAGCATGATGATGTCAGGCTTGTAATACTTACATACTGACTCTACCCATGCCATGTCTTTCTCTGTACTGTCCTTGAACTTAAGATGCCTAGACTTAGCTTTGTACGTAGCCAAATGCCTAGCCTTATCCTTACGTATACCTGTTGAGTCAGTGCCTACTGCACATGTCAGATACCTGTGACCTACACGAGTAGGTGTTTCCTCATTACAGAGCACGATAACTTTAGCACCCTGATCTGCGAAACCATCTGGCCCCATAACCAAACTGGCATGGAAGCTAGTCTTACCTGTGTTAGACCTAGCACCTATCTCAATAAGCTGACCTGCATTCACGCCCGGAACCTTACGTGCAAGGCTAGGTATGTTGAAGGTCCACTTGCTTTGTAAGTCACCCTCATCAAGTATCCTGTCCATGTTCATGTCTTCCCACTGTACCTGTAACTTAGGTATGAAGTCATCACCATGTACCTCAAGTAGATTACGTAGTGGCTGTAGACTTTTGAGTGATCCATTAACAAAGTCGAAACCTAAGTTGGCAACCTCTTCACCAATCACCTGCTGAAATAACTTAGACAGTACCTCTTGTGCTATGTCCTTACCCATAGGCTGTTGTGTTTTAATCTGACCAAACAAAGCAGAGTACTGTTGCTTCTGTGCTGTAGTCAGTGTTGGATTATCCGATAAAAAAAGTGCCTCAACTTCATCTGGTGAGACACTGCGATCGTAGTCATCCATTGCTTTATCTATTACACGTTTAACTTTCTGTATGTCCTTGCTGAATAGTTTCATAGGGCAACGTGAACCTCTATGTTCCTCGTAGAATTGTTTCTCCATGAGGCTTCTTATAAGTGAAAGTTCCATATCCTATCCTTTCATATTGTATTGAGTGCATCCATATCTTTCCTATTCCTATACTTTATATCGTCCTGTAGACGTAGAACTTTTACATCCTTAACTACACTTCTTAACTCCTTTGCTATTGCTAATGTTTTCTTTGAAGCATCAGGATCTAATGCAACTACTGCTGTAGAGAACTGCGCTAGGTATTGCCTCTGTTCGTTGGACATTGAAGTTCCCATTAAAGCTACTCCTGTATGTCGATCTCCTCCAACAACTGCTGCACTAACGCAATCCTCTACAACAACAGCTACCTTACCACAACCATGTACGTAAGGCAACCCACTATTTCCATATCGCTTCCACTTAGGTATCCGCTTACCCAATGCCCTGCCTGTAGCGTCAACTGTAATACCATTGTGTACTACAGGAAACACAACACGATGCTCACGTATGTCATACATCAGACTATGCTTTGCTACATCAAGACCCCACTCACTTGCATACTCATAGACATGAGCATCGGTAGGTACAGGCACTGGCACTACATACATAGGCATATCAAAGCTGGTGTCCTTTACCTTTACTATTTTGTTTAGCTTATCCTGTATAGCAGTAGCAGACATGCTTACCCTGTTAGCACCACTGATACTACACCCTGCCTTGTAACAGTTCCACAGTAGCTGTCCATTTAGATTGGACACAGTGAATGTCCTACGTCCTTTACATTCAGGACAATCCATACGTACAGAACTACCATCAGTGATATCTAAGCCTGTGAGATATTCAAGCACTAGATTACACTACCATATACTATATCCTCAGATTTTATTGTGTCACCATCCTCACACCCTTCTTGTAGTTCAGATACACTAAATATTTTACATTCTAGAACTTGATCATCATCGTATAAACGATCTACTATTCTTTCAGCTTGTAACTTAGTTTTAAAACCATTGTGCAAGGCTAGGTACAAATGTACATCTTCTGCAATATACTCTAAACCTGCTGCTACATATCTCTCTTTCATACTACGCACTCCTTTTTTCTAGTTCATAATAAAAATCTGCAACTTGATACATTTCTTTCACAGTAGCTACACTCTTTATAGTATTTACTCTAAGAGAAACTACAACTAAATTATCTTTAGTATAACCTTTACTGTTATCTATCCTGTCAAAAGACATATTCCATTCACTGTTAATATTAAAAACAAATGGTACTTTATATATAGGACATTTTAAATCCTTTGGTACTAAACTTAGTATATCATCTGCTGTTACAGTAAATGGAACATTTAAATTTTTTCTTTTCTTCCATCCATTTCTAATACACTCTCGTTTGTGTATTGCCCAATTTCTATTAATATCAGCATAAGAAGAAACTATTTTTGCGTTATGTCTTCTTTTTCTCCTAAGTTTATTATAGTATTCTCTGTATTCTGGTGTTCTTTGTCTTTGTCTTAACCTTTCCTTAACTTCAGGTCTTTGATAGTACTCTTTCTGCCTCTCCTTAACTTCTGGTCTTTGATTGTACTCTCTCATTCTCTGTTTAACTTCTGGTCTTTGATAGTATTCTTTATCATACTGTTGTCTTTCAATTGTACATTTACGTGGCATATCATTCCTCCTTAAACTGTTGTCGTGCAGTCAATGCACTGTTAGCACTAAGATAAGTATTCTTTATGTAAGGCTTCACCGATTGTGGATTAGCATGACCTGTCACTGACATGATCTGTGGC